AGACCTCAAAAGCTACAGTATTAAAAGAAATGGGCAATATTGAAGTAATTTCACCAGAAGTTACTGTTAGGGCTGGAGATCAAGAAATCACGATTGAGAACATCAAAAGCGATTTAGGTATTCCTATGTACATTCCTGGAAGTGATAATCCTTATGCAACTTATCTTTCTCAAGCAGATTGGATTGAAGGATACGCAGAGATTCACGCTAAGATCCACGAATCCAAAAAATACACTGATGAAGAACGCTATCACAAGATCAATGCTCTAAGGGATTGCAATGCAAACTATACAAAAACTTTTGACGGCAATGCAACAGCAAAACTACTCTCAAAAATCGCAATTTACAGAAAGGAAATCAACAATGGCTAATGGACATATCGCTCAGATGGGCAAAGGGGTGTTATTTCAAAATGAGAAAAAACACGAAAAATCACCTGATTGGAAAGGCACATTATTGCTATCTGAGGACTACAAAGCAGGGCAGACACTCAAGATTGCAGGATGGACTAAGCAAACGCCTAAGGGCAGCTTAATCAGTCTTTCTGAGGACAACTGGAAACCTGATTCTGGCACTTATCCAAAGGAGGTCAATCGTGTTCAAGATGGCGATGTTCCTTTTTAGTATGGTGCTGATTAGCAACAGCTTTGCTTATGAGAAATGTAGCCGAACCAGCGATGGAGAGATTTGTTGCTGGGATACTAATGTAGATGGTCCTTTTGGACCACCAGGCTGCTAATGGTTGTTTTGAACCTGCCTTACCCTCCTAGCGTGAATCATATGTATATCAACGCTAGGGGTAGGCGCTTTCCTAACGCTAAAGCTAAAGCCTACAAAATGGCAGTGCAAGAGTATGTGGCTGAATATCGAGTTCCAAAATTTGAGGATGCCAAGATTGCGCTGATTGTGTGGGCTTACCCTCCTGATAGGCGAAAAAGGGATATTTCAAACCTTTTGAAGATTATTGAGGATAGCTTGCAAGATGCAGGTGTTTTTGATGATGATTTCAACATTGATTTTATTGAGATCAAGCGTGGAGAGATTAAAAAGGGTGGTGGATTAACAATCATGATTGAAACAATGGAAGAATTTTCACAAGTCCAGGTGGAATCTAGCGTGAATTAGCTAGGTAGTTAGGGGTTGCGCCAGCCAACTTCCTGGATAGCTGGCACTTTATGGGGATAACAATGAACAATGAACCAGTAGCGTGGATGGATTACCTAGAACATAGCGATGTATACGACCTTAATGTAAGTGGTCGTGGTATTCCACTCTACACCCATCCAGCAAAGACACTAACAGATGAGGAAATACACAATTTGTTTTTATCTTTTTGCAATGTTGGATTTACGCAAGTTGATGAAATTGGATTTGCTAGAGCAATACTAAGAAAGGCACAAGAATGAACACTTTAATTGCATGGTTTTTAATTTCTAATATAGGTACACCAGTACCAACATATTCAATGCCTTTTACAACAGAAGCAGAATGTCTAAAAGTAAAAGAATTTGTAAATACTACAAGGTTTGATTCGGTTACAAAGTGTATGAAATTAACAGTTTTTGTACACTAAGAAAGGCACAAGAGAAATGAACGCAAATGAACTAAGGCAGATTGATTTTTGCAATCCTGACTCCATCAATTATGCAAATAGCAGACATTACATTGACCAACTTGAATCTTTGGTACGCCAGCAACAAGCTGAAATAGAGGCGTTGAAACAACAGGTGGCATTTTTAGAGGACTGGCGTGATACATGGTCACCTACTATTAAGCAATTGATGAATATTAATGTAAAGGCACAAGAGAAATGACAATATCTTATAGCTTACCAAAACTGGAAGAAGTAACAATAAGATTCACCGCAAAAGTAGCAACATATAACAGAGACAAAATTTGGGGTGATGGAAAAGTTTTAAGAGAGCTAACAGAAGCTCTTGAGCAATTCCAAAAAACAAACAACTTCACAGTTGGAGAAGTAAGGTTAACAATGAACTCAGGAAAAGAACATGACTCGGTGGGATAAGTTTTTAGATTGGTATTTTGATGGCACAGGCGGATGGTTTATTTTGGTTTGGGCTACTGGGTTTTTAATGGGTAAATATTGTTAAGAAAGGCACAAGAGAAATTATGAAAAACCGATTTTTTTTGTGGCGGGGAAAGTGTTTTGAAATTGTCAGATTCTTAAAAAATGGCGTTGAAATCAGGCGATTGTCATGATTGTCAAGTTAGATGAGCTGGAAACCTATGAGATCGCTTGGGCAGCGCATGAGAGATGGCGTTACAAGAAAAACCTGGGAATCATTAGTAATCGAGTGGATCAAAAAAGAGATGACTTTTCTATAACTAGGGAAGGCATGGCAGGAGAGTGGGCAGTAAGCAAAGTGATTGACACGCCAGTGAACCTAGACTTACACCCTGGCGGTGATCCTGGTTGGGATTTTGAGTATTGCGGTATCAAAATTGATGTCAAAACAAGCAGGGCAAAGTATTTATTGTTTAATACATTAAACAGTTTTAAGGCAGATTTAGCAGTGTTTGCAAGGTACTTGAACGAGTATCAAGTAGAGCTAGTAGGTGCTATTACAAGGCAAGATTTTGTTGCAAAGCATCAATTAAAAAATTTTGGGTACGGGGATAAGTGTGTGGTTGATCCTCTTTTATTAAACGATGTTAGGGATTACTTATGAATAAGAAAGTTTTTGTAGCAACACCGATGTATGGTGGTATGTGTGCTGGTTACTATACGCAATCAGTCATGGAGTTAAACATGGCGCTACAAAAGGCACAGATCGAAGCGCAATACAACTTTATGTTTAATGAGAGCTTGATTACCAGGGCAAGAAATGCACTGACTAACGCCTTTCTTAAAAGCGATTGCACTCATTTAATGTTTATTGATTCAGACATCAAGTTTAGGTCTGGTGACATTATGGGGATGCTTGAAGCAGACAAGGATCTGATCTGCGGTATCTATCCTAAGAAAGAAATTAACTGGGATAGCGTTAAAAAGGCTATGGATGCTGGTGTTACCAATGACAAGTTAAAGAACTATACAGGCAGCTTTGTAGTCAATCTGGTGGATTATCAGGGTGAAGTAACAGTGCCAATCAATCAACCAGTAGAGATCTTTAATGGTGGCACAGGCTTTATGATGATTAAGCGGGAAGTATTTGAGCAGCTTGCAGATAAAGTGCCGTCTTACTTTAACGATGTTACTGACTTAAACGGTCAAATGAACATTAAGGATGAGATCAAGGAATACTTTGCTACTTCCATTGAACCCGAAACAGGTCGCTTGTTATCTGAGGATTATCACTTTTGCTACATTTGGCGTAAGGCTGGTGGCAAGGTCTATGCTGCTCCTTGGTGTCAACTCGCTCATGTAGGAACTTACGCTTTCGAAGGTCAGCTCATCCCTGCTCCATGATGCTCCAGGTTCACCTAGTACCCAATGGTTCATAGTTTGATCTTTAACCAGATGCGTTCATGCAACCAATATAGGGCTATTTTGGTAAATAGCTCTATAAAGGCAATTGAAAATGCTAGGTGTGCTTGACCAGTAATGATCCATGACAGCGCAAAAGTATCTAGGCTGCCTGTAATACGCCATGTAACCGCTTTTAGAAGGGATTTGTAATGACTATCTTCTGCCACGCTTGGATTTCTTTGCAGTTTTCTTTGCTTTACGAAATGCGGAATCTGTGGGAGCGCCTTTGCTTCCAGGTTTTCTCATCTTCTCGCCAGATCCTTTGCGGATACGCTCACGCTTTTTATGAATATTGCCATATAGTCCAGGTTTCATCTACACCCCCATCTTCTTCTGGCAGCTTTACCTCGTTCACCCTTCCAATTCTTAGACCTAGCACAAAATGACTTATGCCGAGGTCCTGATTTTGTTGGTGCTTTTAGCTTGCTTCCTGTTGCTCGGTTGTACTTCTTTCTTCCTTTGGCTGTTAATCCACCGCCTTGGGATATTGAGAGCTTTTCTCCACGACCTACGGAAAGGTTAGTGCTTTTAGCCACGATTAGCCTTTCTTTTAACTCTCATGTTGTTGCGCTTAACAGCTTTTTTCTGAGTTAAATTACCGCCAACCCCCATGCGTTTTTCAGCAGCGCTGTTAGAACGAGGTGGATTAACGATCTTAGCCATTAGCAAAGCCCTTCATGAACTCTAGCTCCTCGGCTTGTCTGCGCCTGAGCAGTCCAGCCATGTGATGACCAGCAGCCATATCCCACTTTAAAAACTCTTGGGCAGCACCCTCAAAATCACCTTCATTGACCTTCTTTAAAAGTGTGGAGTGGTTAAGATTACCGCAACCACAATTAAAAGCAAAATCAACAAGTGCATCAAATTCATCTTGTGTTAGCTCCACAGTGACTTTAGCGTTGACATCAGCAGCAGCTTTCTGAACATCTTGGCGCAGCAGTTCTTCAGCTTGTTCTTGGGTTATTGACAACCCTTCATAAACATCACTACCAGTATGACCATAGCCAATTGTCCAAGGATCACCGCCAGTACCAGGATCAGGGTAAGCATTTAATTTGCATCCTTCAAATTTTTCAGTGAGGTGTAAACCGTCTTTAGAGTATTCCATTATTTAACCATTAAAGAGTTGTATTTTTGAATGACATCATTGCGCTCTATTTCTGAGATGGCGCATTGCTTTGCAAACCCGATAAGAACTTCGACATCTGGTTCAAGTAATCTGAATCCTTGACTTGGTACT